CGCGGCGAGTTGGACCAGCAATCCATTGCATTTCAGCTTTGGACTGAAATGGAACGCAGGTTCCCCAATATCTGGGACATCCTCTATAAAGAACATGCGGGATACATCGTACACGAATGGGCCCGGGCGCGTGATCGCACAGCCATTGCCCGGTTGATGCTGTCCGTGTCGGAGAATGTGGAGTTTCGCGGGTTTAATTGGGAACTATGGCCTGAGTTTGCAAAATGGGGTAGGCCGTTTTATGAAGACAGGGAGCAAATGCTTGATCTTTATCAGCGGTCCCGTATTAACGTGCACAACAATATCTTCGGGTTTGCGCTTCATGACAGGGTTTTGGAGGCTATGGCTGTTGGCGGGTTCGTCATGACCAATGAGTCACCGCATTTAGGTAAGGCGGGGCAGATGACGGAATGTTTTGCGCCAGGGTTCCATTATGGCGAGTATAACGCAGATACGTTTTGTGAGCAGGCCAGGAAATGGCTGGGGAACCCGCAAATGCGCCAGCGGGGCACTGTCGAGTCGCGTAAGATCGTCAAGGACAGGCATTTATGGGTGCATCGGGCTAAGCAGCTATTGAGGGATCTGGCGTGACTGGTCTGCCGTATATTTCCGAGGCTGAGTACAAAGCCTGGACTCAGTCGAAAATAGTGCTTGACTGGCTGCTGGCTGAGAAAGTCAAGCCGCGTCACAAGGTATTGGAGATTGGACCCGGCCGAGGGCCTTGGGATCGCGCCGATGTCTTTATTGATTTCGACGTGAAGTTCGTGCCGAAAGGAAAGGGGATCAAGGCTGATCTGGCCGAGGATTTAATACCATTTCCGAACAAGACGTTTGATTTTGTCTATTGCCGGCATACGCTGGAGGACATGTTCAACCCATTCCATGCCTGTCGGGAAATGTCGCGTGTAGGGAAGGCTGGGTATATCGAAACTCCGTCCCCGGCAGCGGAAATGGCCAAGGGCGTGGACGCTAATCCCAATCCGGGTGAGGGGTATCGTGGCTACCATCATCACCGCTATATTGTCTGGCCTGAAGGCAACACGCTGCATTTTGTGCCCAAATATCCCTTGATAGAGTTTATTACCTGTGACGATGTTGTTTTGTTCAATACGTTGCGGGAAGGTGCGGCCGCTTGGAATTCCTATTATTTATGGAAAAACGAGGTAAGGTTTAAGCGGTACGAATACCCGTTTGACTTCAGTCTTGGGGAATACGGTGATGTTCTGAGCCGTGCTGTTAATGAAAACCAAAAGTCCAGCCATGAGTTTTCCAGGATGATAGCGGAATTTGAGGGGCGGGAGGCTTGGCGAACAGCCGGACGGCAGAGGAAAGTCGCGCCATGATATCGTGGGTGTTGAACAAAACAGATGAGTTGCGACGGGCCAAGTCCGATGGATTGCCAGTTTATTTTACTTGTGAGTTTTTGGGGTGGCATTGCTGGGATTATTTTCGCATGGCGCCCTCGTTTGAGGCGCTGTTTCCAAATACCGCGAAAATCAATCGGCAATGCGTAAAATGCGGACGGATGCAATGCACGGACACCGAAAGACCTAATCGGTGGAATAGTAGGAGCTAGTCATGACTCCCTTTGAGCGGCTACTTAGCGACGTTGAGGGCGGCTTGGGTATTCTTGCTGATATAGACATGACGATCCATGATCTTAGCCGTGGCAAACCAGTTAATTTTGGATCAATTCAGCATTTATTGGAAAGATGCAAGAACGCGATTCTTGCCTTGGGGATGGATCAAGAACCGCCACCGACTTGGACATTTTTAGATAAGGGAACCGCGTCATGAAGAAAGTGTTTATTTTCGTCCCCGCCTTTGGCAATACTCTGACGGCCACGACGTTTCTGTCTACCCATCAGATCAGTCAGGTTTTAACGTCCAAGTCGGTGGGGGCGTCTGTCTCGACGCTATCGTTCCCCGATATAGCGGAACTGCGGTCGATGGTTGCCACTATTTGGCACGACACCATGCCGGACATTGATTACCTATTGTTTATCGATGCTGACATGGGGGTCGACCCCAATATGGTTCTCGACATGCTGGTATTCGATGAACCGATTGTGGGTACGATTTATCCGCAACGCAAATTGCCGGTGTCGTGGGCTGGGTCTGGCGAGGGGTCGCCGCAAAGCGAACGCCGCGGCAATTTCATGAAGGTGGAGGGGGTAGGCATGGGGTGCACGCTCATCCATAAGAGCGTGGTCAAAACCATGTTGGAGAAGTTTCCGGAGCTTGCGGATTATCGCATTGATCTGCATCCGGCGGCAGGCATTTTGCGGCAGGCGGGGGCCAATCGAATTATTCGATGTTTTGAGAAGTTGGATATTCCGGAACGCGGCGTCGTCAGCGAAGACCTGTCGTTTTGCATCCGGTATCGGCGCTGTGGCGGCCAGGTATGGGCAGCGATTGGTTATGACGTGTCTCATGTCGGCCAATTCGACTATCGTGGGAACTACCTGCAGCACATCACGCAAGGTCAGCAGATGGCGGAAATGCAGCAGAAAGTGTCGGAGGCTGGGCAGCAACCAGCGCCTCCGCCTCCGGGATGGATGCCGCAACCCAGCCAGCCGCCTGTTATGGCCCCAATGTTGCCAGCACAGCAGGTGCAGTTCCAGCAACCAATGATCGCGCAGGTTTCCGTCAATGGCGGCGATGCCTCTATTGATGCGCGATCATTGCAGAAAGATTACGAAAAGGCGCGGCAGGCGATGAATGAGACCGCCTTTGGCGATCCTCCGAAACGCAAGCGTGGCCGTCCGAGGAAGCAAAAGCCGCTTGCCGCGTCGGAGCAATCGGCGTAGGCTGTCAGGAAATCAGCGATAGGAGGCTGCCATCTGCGATTATTCGCTCCAAGCCGTCGCTTCGCGTCCTGCCGAAGTCGGCGAGCACCTCGTCACCAAGAATTTCGTTTCCGGCACAGCCGGCTTTGCCCCCGCCAGTGGCGAGGATGTTGCGGTTTGCGTTCTTCCCGGTACTGAAATCGCGTTCGAGGAAGACATCATGTCCGCCGGAAAGCTGGACGGCCTGTATCGTGGGATGGTCTTCACCACACGATCAACCAAGGTTGGCCGGTTCTGTCAGGTCAAGAAAGACGAGAAGTTTACGCATCACGATGCGCTGGAACTCCCGAATGGCGACATCGTCTTGCTGAATTGGCTAAAATCCGGTCAGAAAGCCAATGTCCTTCAGCTTCCTGCGGCGCCAAAGACCGCCGAAGAAGCAAAAGAGCAGCAACGGCTCGAGTACGTTGAGTGATTGTGGGAACGGGCGGCGCTTGACATGCCGTCCGTTCTTGCCCTATACGGCATGGAACTACATTTCCTGCGCGCCGCAGGAAAGACGATGATCGGACGAGCAGCGCCTGCAGTCTTGATCCCCTGATCGTCACGCGCCGTGACGGTTTAACCGCCCCACTAACCATGGCAGCGCCTGCCGGGTACGGGCTGATAGCCCTAGCTCGGAGCCTAACGCCGTGGCTAATACACAGTCGCAGTACGGATTCGCCCATTTCGGCTATTTGCCTGGGTATGCCGTCGACTATCAATTGACCCAAGTTCCCATCCGTCCGGCCTACTCGACGCAAATCGGGTTTGGCGATCCGGTCGTCAAAGAAGCGACTAATTCGGCTTTTATCGCCTTGGCGACGCCGACAACCGTTACGTCCAACGTCCTGATGGGCATTTTTCAGGGTTGTTGGTATACGCCAAGCGGCGGCGGCGCACCGATTTACTCGCCATTCTGGCCTGGAGCGCAGGGCGGCACGGTCGCAACCGCGTACATCATTAACAGCCCAGGCGCCTTGTTCAGGGTCGCGTCTTACAGCGCCCCGCTCGGTTCCGGCACCATTGGCGAACTTGTGAACTTCTCCGGCGGCGCCCCCAACACGACAGGCGGCGGCTTCTCGATCGCAACCATTGATCCCGGCACGGTTGCCACGGCTGGCACGACGGCTTCTGCCCTGCCTTTCAAGATTGTGTCGCTCTATCCCGGCATCGGCAACGGGTCGGACCCGACCACTAACTACAATTGGGTAATCGTCGCATTCAACAGCCAGACCTACCGCACGTTGGGCGGTGGCCTGTAAGGAGCAATGACCAATGCCCGTCGCATTAGCAAACATTCGGTCGGAATTGCTTCCTGGACTGTTCGATGTCCGCGGCAGTTACGACATGATCCCACGGCAGTGGGACCGAGTCTTCACGACACGCCAATCGAACATGGCGGTCGAACGCTCGACGCAAATGGCGTTCGTAGCGTTGCCGTACCTCAAGGATGAGGGGGCGGCAACACAGTTCGACAACAACTCCGGCGAGCGATTTACGTGGGCGTTCGTGCATCTTGAGGTCGCGCTGGGTTACGCAATCACGCGCAAGGCCATTGATGACCTGCTTTACAAGCAGCAGTTCAATCCGACCAATCTGAAGCTTCAAGAGGCTTTCGCGCAGTTCAAGGAAATTCAGGCGGCAAACGTCCTGAATCTTGGGCAGACTTATAACGCTTCCATCGTTGGCGATGGTGTGGCGCTGTTCTCGGCCTCACATCCGTTCGATGGCGGAACCTGGGCCAATACCTCGACTGTGCCCAAGAGCCTCAACGAATCGACGCTGTTGGCCGATATGACCAACGTTCGCACCCAGTTCGTCAACGAACGCGGCTTGCGTATTCTGTCGCGTGCCAGGCGTCTTGTGGTGCCGCCGAACCTCGAGCCGATCGCTATTCGGTTGACCAAGACGGAGCTTCGACCTGGTACGGCCGACAACGATGTGAACGCCATCCTGACGCTTTCGGGCGGTCTGCCGGAAGGCTTCATCGTTTTGGACTTCCTCACGAGCAACTTCGCGTGGTTCCTGACCACGAACATCGAAGGGCTCATCCACATGCTGCGCGTGCCATACGAGAGCGACATGTGGGTTGACAATATTACTGACAACCTGCTCGTAAAGGCCTACGAGCGTTACAGTTTCGGGTACAACGACCCACGTGCAGCGTGGGGCGAGTTCCCATCTTCGTAATGCGCGACTGACGGAGCGACCTTATGGGTGACACTAATTTCCGCGGTCCCGTAGTCTCGATGGGGGCTCTCGAGGTCGAGAGCGGCACATCCGCTTCAATCCAGCCGTTCGACGGGCCGAGTGGATCGTATCAGGGCTACGCTCTGCTCGATCCGCATGCTGTATATCCGGCCACCGGAAATCCGGCTACGGCTCCGGCCTTTCTGAGCAATCTGAACATGGTTGCGGTTGATACGGTGCCGCAGACTTTCAATACGACATTGCTCGGGGCGGCGCAGATCGGAACTATCGGTTCAACGGTCGCTCTGGCGACGGTGGCGGTGACGAACTTCTCGGCAGGAGCGGCTTCGATTGCTTTCGGCGTGCCGTTCATTCCGTCCGGCACCACGACGCCAATCAACGTTATTGCACTGGATTTCGGGTTTACGACCGGCACGACCGTGGCCAATAGTTCCGTAGTGACTTGTCCGAATAATACGCTGTTCCAAATCGGGCAGTGGGTGGTTCTGGGCAATGTCGCCAATGCGGCCGGCACGGCGAGCCTGATCACACAGGTTCAATCACTCGGCTCGACAGCGGGTGCCACAGGCTCTATTACGGTCGGCCCGAATCTACCGGCGACCGCGCTTGGCGTCCCTATCGGTGGGGCCAATGCGTTCGCGACTGGATTGGTGCCGCCGGCCTATCAATTCGGACCATCGGCCACAATCCCGAACGGAGTTGCCACGCAACTCGCGGGCGGCAAGCTCCGCCTCGCCA